TTTTTGATGTGTTTTACTACATCATAGTTCACGTTATACGTATTTGTACTATTATCTAAAGTCGTAATCATAACCTTGTTTTATTTTTATATTAAATTTATATTTTTTGAAGATCTTTTTTATATCTTCTATAACTTGTGTTTCTTCTTCATCCCAATCAAATAAAAACGAATCATATGTATATAATACTAATTGTGTTTTTTTACTTTTTAACACCATAATAATATCCCATAGTATACAAACATTCATTGACGTCTCCAAGTTTTGTAACAAATAATTAAATAGTTTTTGAGGATTCATTTCATCCAATTTATCTTTTTTGTATACAAAGTTTGAAATTGGGCATTTTATCTCCCCGTTACTCTCAAATTCTTTCCACAATTCTTTTACGTATATACTAATTTTTTTAAAAAACTCCAGGTGCTCATACTGTTTAAACACCCCTCCATATAATTGCTTAAATGTAAGTTCTTTCGATTTAGCATAATCTACTCCGTAGAGTTGTTGTAAATGAGAGTGAATATCCACAGTGGGAAAACTATAATCGACGAGACGACAAGACAAGCTAGGATGATAAGCGCTGATATCAAGCTCAATAAGCTGATTATTATTTGGTATAAACGATTTTCTACATCCATTTTCTTTATTAAGTGCTGCATAATTTACTCCTTTAAATTTGTTTGAGGGTCTAGTTGTGGTTGTCCTAAGGTTGTACTGACTGTATACTCGTTTACCTCTAAGTTTGTGGAAATATTGCTCGAAGGTAGGTACGTGTACTTGTATTCCTCCCCGTTCGAGGTAGTTGAACACCAAGGATACTTTATTGTTAAAGAACTCATCATATTTAGTTTTTGGTTTGTTAATATTATCTTTTAAATCATCATATATTTGCTCACAATACTCATAATGTTTTACTACTGGGATAGCCTTATTTAAATCAAGTTCATCCTTATGTTTATAGTAATAGAAATCATGTGTTTTTGTTTTAGATGGTATATACGTAGGCGCTGTTGAATTAATGTCATAAAGAGCTTTGATCGGGAAATAATGTAATATTTCCTTTTTATCTCTACAATATAATGTTTTTAATGATTTTAACCATTCGTTTAAATCCGACATTACAACATTGAGCGTTTCACTATGGTCAATTCCGATAATATACCCTTTATTTGCAAGTAATGGACGGATATAAACTAAACTAACGCCATTATTTGCGGGGTGTACATTGTAACTATGTGGAATTACCTCAATGAATACTTCATTATAACCACTATTTGTCAAAACATTTAATTGCTCATCATTTTCAATCAGCCAATACATAAAACCATTTTTCGACAATATAAGAAACTATCTAGTAACCTCCACGTGATACGTTTCTTCTTCTTGAAGTTCCTACTTCTTCATCAATGCCTATTCTTTTCTTTTGTAATACTTCACCTTCTTTTATTAATACTAATACGTCATGAGGTGAATTAACATGTACTTTACCTTCCATTATTACACCTTTTTTAGGATGAACATGATAAAAACCAATATATTCTTCATTAGTTCTTTCAACTTTTAATTCCCCACCAGATGTATAATTAGGTTCATCATTGTCAGGTCTAAAATACCTTGCGTATCTATTTTTAAAATATAAATCAAATTTAATCCAATTATATACATTACCTTTATATTGTACAGTATTATAATTTTGTCTATAAACATCTATTAATTTACCTTTTATTCTCCAATTTAAATTTATTGGTTCATATGACTCAAATTGAACTTTTGAGTTTTCATTTATAAATAAATTATATTTTTGTTTTGAAGTTTCTGAGTAGCTATAGTTAGTTATTCTTTTAAGGAAATATCTTAGGAAATTTTTATTAGTATAATCATTTTTTGTAGGAAATGGTACTTCATTTACTACACTAACTTTTTCTCTAATACGTCTTCCAGAAGAAGCAATGTATGCATTAGGAGATAGGTTAATATAATTTTCATTATCATCATTTCCTTGCTCTAATTTACCACCTCTAGGTGTATCATTAGTTAAAGTTTTTTGTAAAGGTTGAACATTATTATCTTGTGGGTTTTTTCCACTAAAATAAAGCCCTTGAGATGTTCTCCAATAATTACCTATATATTCTTGACTATCAGTAACAGTTCTAAACTCTGCTCCCGCAGTGTATAAATCAGTTTCTATTTGAGATTTTGGAAAATACATATTATATATTTATTTCTTGTGTAGATTGAAGACTTTGTCCTGATGGTAAAGCAGTTGCAGGTCCCCAATATTCAAAATGCCATGCTTCATCTAATGTCTGTGCTCCTGTATTATTTGCTAATCTATAAGGATTAAAAAATCCATATCTAGCACCTATTGAAGCTACAACTTTCCAGTCTTGTGTTACTCTATCACTCATAGCTCCAGCTCCTGTTGTACCACTATATTTAAATCTGCTTTGACCACGTTGTGTTTTACCTTCTACAGGTCTAATGTTTACATCTACTGCGGCTCCAAAACCATGAGGAGATGATCCTGGTTTAGCTGCAGATGAGCTATTTCCAAAATCAGCTTGATATTCTTGACTTCTATATCCATTAGTAATACCAATTTTATACCCCGAAGCTAAAGCATCTGCTTTCCATCTTTGCCATGCTTGAGTACAAATTGAAAATAAATACCAATTTGTAACCCCATTATTAAATTTAGTATTTCTGTCATTACCTTTTTCTCCTGTATCTGTCATAAATGGGAACATTTGTGCATTTACTCCATTTGTAACACCTTTTGAGACTAAAAATTGAGCTAATGGGGAATGTTTATACCTTTTTTTACCATATTTATTAGGATTTATTTGATCTCTAATATCACCCGCACCTAGGTTACCTGAAAAGGCAGTTCCTGGACCAGTAAAAGCTCCTGCGAAAAGACCTGATTCATATAATAAATCTTTATCTGATAGATCATATTCAACTAATTTAAATGTTTCTGCTGTTAATTCTGTATTTTTAGTGTTTGCAGTAGATATAGTTTGAAGTTCTGTTGACCAATCGTTATTTTCTATTTTATGATTAACTTGACTAATTATAAATTTTAAAGCTCTTGGATATTGTTTAGGTAAAAATTCTTGTCTAACTGCTAATTGGTTATAAATTTTTATACCAGAAATCCCATCACATTTTATATTTAAATCAATAGGTATAAATCCTATAGTATTAGAAGGTTCTCCTGTTTCTTCATATACTTTATTACTTATTGTATTTACCCACCCTTTAAATGAATTTTTTCCTACTGAAATAAAAGTATCATCAAATTTAAAATAATTAGGAGACACTATAGGAAGAGTATTTAATTTACCTCCAAAAGCATTAGCACAATAAGCTATAAAATTAATTGTATCATCTTTATCTAATTCTTTAGCTTCATTTTTCATAGCATTTGATTGAACTTTTGCTCTAACTAACTCTCCATATTCTTCCCAAGTTACAGCATTATAATTTTCACTAGTAACTGGGCAACTTTCAATATATTTTTTACCATCTTTGGTTAAACCACCCCATGAAGTTGTTACTTGATCTCTTTCCATCAGCCATCCAAATACCGGAGAGAAAAATTCATCAATAGAATCTACACCTCTATATTTATCTAATTCAACAGCATCGAATGCTTCTGATAGTTTTCCTACTTGATCAAGAGTTAAAGGTTCTACTTCAGTAGCTGAACCTGTTGTTGGTATTTCTAATAATGGTGGTGTTTGGGGATCATCATATTCTGTAGCAAATCTATCCTCTAATCCTTCATTCCATTTTGAGAATGCAGTTCCATCATAATTTTTAGTTTTTGTACCTTCGGCTGTAGCTCCAATTGTTATTGAAGAAGCAATATCAGGACCTAATTTTGTATTAAATCCAAAATCTCTTACAAAATTTGATGCTTGAACTCCTTGTTTATTTTTTGGGTTATAACCATATAATTCAAATGCTACTGGATCCTCTTTAAAATATTTTTTATATTTTGCTGATTTTTCTATGCCAGGAATAGGATTTTGTTCTATAAATTCAATTACCCTATCTCTAGTTAAAACACATTCTATATTATTAATTCCTCCTAAAGCATCATTTATACCATTACATATTTTTTGTAAAAATTTAAATAAAAATATTTCACCTTTTTCATTTGTTTCTTCAGCTAATATAGTAGTAATAAAATCATAATTTAGATAAATATTCATTATATTACCGTAGATACATTTATCATCTTGAACACCAAAATTATTAACCCTTTGTAACCAAGCATAATAATTAATAATACCTGTGCCTACAGTTCCACCTGCTGTTTTATTAGAAGCATATTGATCTTCAGTATTATATGAGAATTTATCTAAAAAGAAAGGTTTAATAAAGGCTACTCTAGGATCAAGAGAAAATTGATAAGGATAAATAGCACAAATTTGATCTTCACTTAAATTTATCCCTAATATTTTATCACCATTAATAGAAGGTAAAACATATTTTTGAACTTTTAATAATAATTCTTTAAATGTTAGATAAAATGAATATTTTATAGTATTTCCTCCTTGCTGAGTACTAGGTACTACAGGTACTTGGGGTTGTGTTCCTACTTGAACATTTGTATCTGTTTGGTTTATTAATTCTTTTCCTACAAGTCCTAGTAAACTAAGATAATTTGTTTTAATTCCACCTTGAGACCCATCCCATTTACCTTGATTTGGACCAACGATATCAGAATATAAAGAATATGAAAGTGTTGAATCACCAGCATTTGTTATAATAGCACTATTAGCTGTTTTTAACCCTGTGGATTCAGGAGTAATAATTGATTGTATACTTTTTTGTACATCACCTACATTTACTACTTCTTGAGGCAAATTAACTTTTAAAGATTCAATAACATCTCCTACAGTAATAAGTTTTAATGTAATGTCATATGAACCATCAGGTAAAAAATTCCAATCAAAATTAGTTACTTTACCTAAAAAACCATCATAATTTCCTTGGTATTTAACACTACTTATATAAATTTCTTTTATTACATCCCAAAAAGGAGCTTTTGATTTTTCAAACCAATATCTCTCCATTAAAGTAACCCCTGTTGTTTCGTAAACATTTATATCTTTTTTATCTCCTGTTGGGTTATCTGGGTTTACAGGTACTGAAGCTATACCATAATATTTATTATTTCCCCATTCTAATAACATAGTATAACCTAATCTTAAATAGAGTAATTCTAATAATTCAAACTGAAATTTATTATAAGCTTTAATTTTTACATTTGCTTCTCTAATAGAACCTCTGTTTTTACATTTAATGTCAGCACTAATAATTCCTGGAGGGGGAGTAATACCAAAATCTGTTCCTCCAAGTCCATAAGCAGCACTATCAGTCCAAAACTCAGTATTTTGGCTTATTACACCAGATCTTTGGGTATATCCCTTATCAGGATTAAATTCTACTAATGAATTAAATAAAATAGCTTTTTGTGCTAAACCAGTTCCTAAAAAATCTGAAGGGTCCTCAAAACCAATATCTACTAATCTCTGCCTACCCTTATCATTTGCTTGAACTTTAACAGAAGAACCTAATTTTAACCAAGCATTTTGATTACTTAAAACCTGTAAGTCAGCATTACTTCTTCTTTTACGTCCTTGAAGATTTTGCCTTACTTGAATTTGGGTTTGTACCCAACTCTCAAACGATTCCCCTATTATACTCATAACTCATTTCTGTGATTTAATTTGTGATATTCTATTTTTATAGCTCCTATATTTTGTGGGATTCTAACTTGTGCTCCTAAAGGTAAATAATAAGAATTTTGGGGTAAACTTTCATTAGCAATAGAAATAACCCACCATAATGAAGAATCACCGTAATAAGTTTCTGCTAATTGATCGTATCTATCACCTTCTTCGGCGTATACATAAATGTCAGTATTACCAAGAGGAATTCTTGGATATTTTACAGTAGTATATAATCTTTTACCTGGGTTTTTAGATAAAGAGGATCTTCTTAAATTTATTTCTCTATATCTTCCCATTAGTCTCCAGATTTTTTAGGTAAATAATTTATATGTTTATCATTTTTAACATCTAAACCACCACTATAGTTATTAGATGCACCATTTGCTAAAGCAAGATATCTTTCTACTCCATAACTACTAGCAAATCTACCATTACTTCCCAATTTAGCTCCAGAAAATCCATTTTGTTGTATTTGTGGTAAGAAATTGTGAATAGGATTAAAAGTAAATCCTGTTACTTTTACTATCATTGGTAATTCTTTTACTGATGGGTCTGTTAAGATTCTAGAACCATCTGAAGAAAAAGTTTTACTACCTTCATCTGGAATAGATATTTCCCAAGGTGCTTCTTCTGGAACAGATAATGTTAATCCATTCATTACACCTACTTGTTCATAACACCAACCACCTATAGTTAAAGAAATTAAATTACCTCCCATATACCCAACTCTAGAATAATCCGGGGCATTTACTGATGCTAAATAATTTAACTTTTGATACATAGGTATTAACTCTTGTTTTGATTGAGCTGCTACTGTCCAAGATAATGAAATTTGTCTGTCAAATCCCTGATATTTATAAAATTTTTCTCCTCTACCCATATATTTTTGAGATTCCCATTCACTAGAATAAGCATCTTCCATACCATCAATTATAGCTCTAAAATGGATAAATGTTTTTTTACTTGGGTTATTATTATCTATTACACCTATTCTAAATTTTACAAAATCATTTTTAATAGCATCTGCCTGTGCTACAGCTGAGGATTTATATATAGGTAAAGCATTTACTTTATCTAAAGCATGTGTGTAATCTGCGTTACCTTCTACAGTATTAATAGTACTACCGACATCTCTTCTACCTATAGTATAGCTACTCCTATTTGCTTTTTTACCTGGATTACCTAAATTAACTCTTTGTTCATATTTATTTTTATCTGTATAAGGTAAGGTATTTGGGATCATTTCACTCCCGCTTGGAGCTACAATTTTTCTAAAATCTTTTATATTATCAGTTTTACCTGTTTTACTAAAAGGTTCTTTTGATTCAATTTCAGCTTGAGTCCAAACTTGTCTAGGAATTGATTCATTAATCCCACTTCTTAATTTTGCGGTATCTGTTTTTAATTTAATAGTCCCAGGTAAATAAACACTATTAGGATAAGTTTCAATTCCTGGAGTATCTATAATTTGAACACCTATATCTCTATTACCATTTATATTTTTAAGATATCTACTAAGTAAAGCATTTTTTCCAAAAAGACCTACATCTGCATTACTACTAACATTTCTAACAAATTGTTTAGTAAAATATTGATTTTTACCTTTTTCTGCTTCAACCCAAAATTGTGATTTAACATTATTAGCTCCAGTTCGATATTCACTAATCATTTTAATGTTAGTTTTTCCTACACCTAATGTAGAACCTGGACCACCATTATAAGAATATAAGTCAGTAATATCAGCCCCACTACCTTCTTGCTTTTTCATTTTAGTAATAGCTAAAGGTTCTAATCTACTTTTTCTACCTAACGTATCTTGATTAGTACTAGGGGTTGAAATGGTGTTTAAATAAGTAGGTAAACCTAAAGGTGTATTACCGTCAGGAGATCCTACTGTTGTTTGTGTAAATGGGTTAAGTCCTTGTTTATTTAAATGTATTCCCAATGCATTTACAGGAGTTTGAGCAATTGTAGATAATGGAGTATAAATACCTTGGTTTAATGCTAAATTTTCTCTTATAAAATTCCCTATAGCTGTACCATCAATAACAGTTTCAGGGAAAGCTGTTGCTCTATTTTCTACAAATGGTTTATAATTAACATCTGAATTAACATTAGTTAAAGAAAGAATATTTTGTTTAGCTGTAAATAATGTACCTATTAGATTAACAGGTCTTCTACCATTACCACTTGCATCTACTCCTAGTGGATCATCTAAGTTAGTTGTGTTTATTTTCCCGCCTCTACCAGGATAAAATAATTTAGATATCCTAACTGTATCATTTACAGCTATTCTAGGATAAAGACTACCCCCACGTAAGAGAAAATCAGGTCCTCCTGTTCTACCTACATCAGAAAGATCATCGGGAATATCTCTTACAACAAAAGGTTGAGGGCTATTGCCACCACCTACAGTATCCTTACCAAACCTTAAAGACTTAAGGTTGGTTGTCATATTGACTAGAGGCATAGGCTTTTATTGAGGTAAATTGTTCAAATACTTATCTCCTTCTTGAACATTACTTTCTAATGTAGAAGGCATAGGTAGAACTCCGTTTGGAGGTATTACACCTGAAGCATTAGGTTGACCAATAGTTGAGTATTGGTTATGTAAAGTAGACTGTTCAAAATTTGGGACATTTGGTGTTGAACCATTTAAGCTTTGTGCACTTGCGTCTCCAGCGATTAATTTATTTAGTAAACTCATAATTATTTGTTTTTATTATAAATATTAATATTAAGCAATTTCGTAAAGGGTTCCTGTATTTATTTTATCTGACATGTTTTTAATAGCATTTACTACGTCACTATTATCATTTTCAACTACTACAGGTTTTTGAGATGGCGCCATTCCTCGGGACATAATTTCACCTAATTGAGGTGAAGCAGCAAATTGATCATTAGGAGATAATTCAAATAATCCACCTTCAGCTGGTGAAATTTGGGTTTTACCCTTACCACCAAACATATCACCTGCTTTTTCCGCCTTAGCCATTGTTGTAAAATATCCAGTCATAATAGCGGCCCCAGCTGCAAGTCCTAAAACTGGACCCACAATAGGAATCCAAGCTAATGCTGAGTAAGCTAACATGGAAGCTAATAATGCCGCTATACCAGCTACTATTTTCATTCCTGTTCCCATTTCTGTTAAACCTCCTAAAAAGTTCCCAATTGAAGATGAAATGGACATTATACCACTAGCTACAAATCCAATACTCTCTATAATAGGAAGAAATGCCATACCTACTGCTAGAATAGGTTCAGCTAAGGAAACAAATACTTCTTTTAATTTATCAATGGTATTAGCAAATCTTTCCGCTTGACTTTGTTGGCTTGCAAGATTATCTAATCCTCCTTCAGCTAGTTCTTGTTGAGCTTTTTCTAACCCTACTTCTTTTATTCTTTTTTGTAATAAAGCTTCTCTTTCTTTTGCTTGTTCGCCTGTAGCACCTACTAATTGTTCTTGAACAAATAAAGTTTCTGCTAAATCTTCTCTATTCATTCCAACAGATTTAGCTAATGCCTCCTGTTGTATTCTGTTCATTTTAGAAAACTCCGCGGAATCACCTATTTGATTAGATATTTCCTTTGCTACTGTAGCTAAGTCATTATTTAATGCTGCTTGTCTAGCTTTTTCTAAATTAATATCTTTACCTAATAGTAATTCAGCTTGTAATTCATTTTCTATTGATTCTTCAAAATTAAGTAAACTACTTGCAATACCATCTACTTTAGATAATTCCATACCTAATGACTTAGCTGTTGCTACGGCTTCTGCTATTAATTTAGGATTTTTACCAAATGATAATGTTGTAGCTGCTGAAACATCTTTAATACCTTTTAATAATTCTTTTTCATTTAATAAAACACCATTTTGTAATGCTGAAACTTTAGCTTGAGCCATAAATTCACCTGTAATAGATTCCATTTCTTGACCTGTAGCTAATGATATACGGGCAATACCCATTAATTCTTCATTAGTAAAACCAGCCATTTTTCTCATTTGAGTAAATTGGACAAGCACATCTTCACTTAACATTACACCTGTACCTAATTCAGCATTTACTGCCATAAGGGTTTCTTGTAAACCTTTTGTAGTTACTGCATTAGCTTTACGGAGTGATAATATCTTTTTATCCATGTCAAGATTTTTAACTTGACTTTCAGCCATATCAGTTAACTCTATTCGAGTTAAAGCTGCGTTTGCATAGGTTATATTCATAGCCTTAGCTAAGTCACCAGCTGCTTTATCTGAAGCTACAAGAGCTTTAAACATTTCCGCAATCATAACTGCAGGGGCTAATGCTGCTGCTATAATAGGACCTAAAGTTTTAAAACCTGCTGATAGAGCTAACAAGCTTTTTTTTATTGAAGACATACCCTTAAGCCTTTGAGCAGCAGCTGCTCCTGATAAGTTGCCTAATTGTTTTTCTAACCCTAATTGTTTTATTCTTTCTTTAGTTAGACCTTTACCACCACTTTTAGCAGCATTTTCTATACCAGATACCATTGTTCTTGCACCATCCGCCGCGGTTTGGAAGGGTACAGCTAATTGGCTTAACCCCGGAACTTTTTTCATTACATCTGCTACGATACCAAAGGTTTTAACTCCAAAATTAGCTTGAATGTTTTTAGAGGTGTCTTCTACATCTATTAAATTATCTTTTAATCTTATAGCTTCATCTACTTGGTCTTGAATAGAATCAGCTATGGCATTTTGAATTTTTTGGTCTGCTGTACTTAATATTTTAGAATCTGTGATTATTTTTTTCTTAGCATTGATAAGATTTCTAATATCCGCTTCTAAACCTAATCTATCTTTTTGAATTTTTGCAATTCCTTTAAGGGTACCTAATTCATTTTGGCCTGTAACATAATTTTCATTAGCAACTTTAGTTATTGAGTTAACTGATTTTAATATTGATGATCTTTCAGCTTTTTGGAATTTTAGCTGCTTAATTTGGTCTTTAAGAACATTAGATATATCTTGCTGCTCACTTAAACGTTCAGAATCAATTCCTGCTTGGTCTTTTATAATACGCAGTTGTTCTTTAATTAGCTTATTTTGATCAGCTATTAATTGAGCTATAGATTTTGCATTTTTTTTCTGCTGTTCTTGATTATCCGCCATGGAGATATTTTATTATAAATATTGTTATTTATAACTACTATTACCCTTATATTGCTTTGATGCTTTTAAAAATTCAGGGGTATTTACTTTTCCATCAGAACTAACGAGGGTTTGAGTTTTTCCCCCTTTTTTACCTTTAGAAGCATTATCATATGCCTTTTTTTCATTAGCATAATGATCTGAGATTTCTTTGTAGATATATTTTCTTAACCAAATAGGTAAGCTATATACTGCTTCAAAAGTATATCCACCTTTGCCATGAAAGACAATTTGGTGGATCATTTGAAATAAATTTATTCTAAATTCAGGAGCATTAGTTGTAGTCAGGCCAAAAAAAGTTAAGCCCTATGGGCACAACTACCTCCTCTCCATTATCTAAAATATAAGATAAATTTACATCTGGTTGTGTTTTTGCGATATGATCTCTAAATGCTCTAGAATCTCTAGCCAAAAATCTATTATCTACAAAATCTCTAATGTCTTTTTTTTCTGCACTTCCATCTACCGATGTAATAAGATGTTTTAATCTTGTAGTTAATTCAGCTGTATTTTCTTTTTTTAGTTTTTTAAGTCCAGCTATTTCTCTATCAACTTGTTTTTCAACTCTACCTGTGGAAATTTGGTATGTTATTACTGTACCAGTTGATGGAGTAGTATAAGTAAATTCATTTTTACCTGCTTCAAACTCACTTTCATCAATTTCTTTATGTTCTAAAGTAGACATATCAAGAGTATAATTTTGTCCTTTTATAACTATATCATAATCTTTACCATATCCTAAAATACGAGTAGCAATTAATAATGCATTTTTATCACCTACAATTAAATCATCAATATTAATATCTTTATTTACAATAACAGATCTAAGTAATTTTTCTAATACTGTACCTTTTTGTATGTAAGATTGATTAGAAAGAATATCTTCTTCTTTAGCTGTCATGTATTTAACTTCAACTTTACCACTAGATAATGGATTTTCTTTGTCATAGATTAGACCTTTAGATGGTAATTCTACCTCTTCGGTCGGGAATTTGTATTCGCTCATATACTTTATTTAATTAATAACGTTTATTATACATATACAATATAAAAAAAAGCTTGACCGAAGCCAAGCTATTTTTAATAAAAGGAGGGGTAAAAATCTTTTAGAAGTTTAATATACAGTAGTCTGGTTGAACTGTTAATGAAATTTCTTGGGCAGCGTTTTCATTATCCCAGTTATAATCACCAAAACTAGCTTCTGTTACTAATGCTCCTTTAATAATCCATTCAGAAACGATATCACCTACAGGTCCTAGGATGTTTAATGTTAAGTCTTTCTTATAGAAATCACTATAACCATCTCTACCTGTTACTGATTCATGATGTAATCTAACCCATTCCATACATGCCTGAGCACCACTTGGTGTAATTGGATCAAATAAAGTCATTGATATTGTGTTCCAAAGTGTTTTACCTTTAACATATCTTGCAACGTTAATGTGGTTCAATTGAACTGTACCTTGAGTAAGTGAAACAGCTCCCATACCTTTAATTTGATATGATGGAATTCCGTCAACATAAAGGATAAACCTATTCTGTTGCTTTGGTTCGAAAGCTGTATAAAATATTTCGTTCGGGTCTAATACTGCCATTTTGTTTAATTATTTATTCTTTATTATAAATATTCTATTTTCTAATTTTTATTCAGGAAATGTTGCTCCAGTTGGTAAAACATTGAAATCTAATATTACGAATTCAGCTGTTTTAGTTGGTTGTAGGTAAATTTGTCCTACTAGCTCATTTCTATCAATTACGTCTGGTGTGTTATTGGAAGCATCCATTACCACTTTAAACGCGTATAATCCTTGTCTTTGTTGTACACTTTCTAAGTATGGATTAACTTGTGCTAAAAATGCATTTCTTGTAGCATTTGTATTTTGTTCAAATACTAAGTTATCAGATACTTGTACTATATAAGATTTAAGTGCGATTAATAATCTTCTAACATTTACTCTATCTAAAGCACTTGCTCTTTTCTGTAGTGTTTTTTGTCCAAATACTACAACTCCACTTCCTGGGAATGTAGCAATTGGGTTAACATTTGCTTCATATAATGTATCTCTATTAGATGAAGTTAATTTTCTTTCAGCTCTAATTACACTTCCTAAAGCACCTCTAACTAGACCTGCTGGTGCGAACCATGGATCTGCTGAAGCATCTGTGAAAGCATAAACTGCTGGTATATAAGTTGAGGCTGGTGCCCAAACTGTTTGTCCTGTTACTGCATCAATTGTTTGTAACCAAGGCCAATAAGTAGCAGCATATGAAGTATCATATGAACCTGCTTGTGTTGTTACTTGATTTACTGATGAATTATATCCAATTAAATCAATTACTGCGATACAATCTGTTCTATTTTGAGCTAATGCTACTAATGAATTAACTTGAGTACCGTGATCAACTCCATTTAAACCAGGAGCAGATATTACATTAAATTGATAATCGTCTTTATTATTTAATAAGCTAATAGTGTTATTATATCCAGCTGGGTTAATACCTTGAACATTTGCTGCTGTTATATTTTCATTAAACTTAGCATCATTATTTTCAATGTTTTTACCTGTAGCGGCTGCAAATGAACCTGATCCTACTAATGGTAAACTTCCTGTAAATGCCGGTTTAATTGAACCATCATTATTAAAATATTGAGGTGTAGGAGTACTTACTGCAGAAACGTAACAATATGCACTTCTACGTGGATAATTTCCATTTGATTTTACATAATAATCTGAACCATCACTCTCTACTGTAAAATAAGTATCTCCAATTACTTTACTTACGTAGTTTGGAGCTGTTGGGTCCATTGATAAGTTATT